CTAAACCCATAGCTAGGATTTGCCTTGACCGTACTGGTGATTGACCCATCAGTATTGCTGACAGGTGAACCGCTGCCAGCATCCCAAGCCCAAGCTACATAAGAACCACCAGAACCGTTTGTTCCTCCACCACCAGACCCACCTAAATAGGTGTCGTTTACAGAAAACCCATCACTATCAAAAGAAGCAATCAAGTCACCAGAATTGCCGCTTTCAGCATTTGTTGCGTTAGAGAATAAACTTTTGCCAGCCCCTCTAATGCTGTCTTGCAGAATGTGGCTATTTGTTCCTCCCCTGTTTTTAATCCAAACTAGGTCTGGATTTAGCCCCAACCCCGACACCGATTGTGACCCGCCTGTGCCACGATAGGTAACAGCATTGAACCCCTCGCTGACCACATCATCTTGGAAGGTCAGGTGGAAACCGTTTGTACCGTATGTACCAGCGTAGTCAATCTTTTCCCAATAGCCGTTGGTGAACTGACCAAAGCTGCTTGCGTCTAGGGCTTGACCGTCAATGAAGTTAATGTCGGATAGGTAGCCGTCAAATGTGCCAAAAGTATAAGCAAAATCAGCATTGCCGACTCTATGAGGAATATTGTTGTTTATTCCATAGTCTGTGTTTTGTGTCGGATATGTTCCTGTTAATGTTTGCTCAACACCGTTGACATATATTTTTGTCCTGTTTGAGGATGTTGCTTGAGTGGTATCAAAAGAAACTGTTATGTAATACCAAGCCGAAGTGTCACGAAAGACTGCATTTGTTTTGATGCTTGCGTTCCACCAAACAACTTCAACATTGTCGTTTGAATTAAAAACTATGTAAGTTAATGTTGCGTCAGCATTTCCATTATAAGCGGCAAAAAGCGGATTTGCTGACCCTAATTCACCACGCTTGACCCAGCCACTCCAAGTCCACGTCTTGCGGTTGCCAGCAGCAGCCGGTGTCCAGCTTAGATACTGGCTTTCGTCATCGTTGAACTTGAGGGATTGCTGGGTGACTTCTGCACCAGAAGCGTACATCCATTGGGCTGAACCTAGTGGGCCTGACATAGTAACTCCTATGCAAAAGCTAGTTGCGGTGCGCCTAACAAGATGCGGCCTGTTGCCGTAACGACATAAGGCACAATGTCTGTTGTGTCTGCGGTAGATGATAACGTCAGGCCAGCAGCACCAGCAGTTTCGTAATCAGTGTCAAGCGATACTGTATAGCCACCAGTGCTATCTTGAATAAACGTAATAAAGCCCGACTGACCAATCACCTCAGTAGTGGGATTGTCCAGCGTTGTATTGCCAGTAAGCGTTAGCACAAAATTCTGATACCTAGAAAAGTCTAACGTCACATTGCCTGTGACTGTAGCGTTTACCTCAGTCGTGCCAGCAACAGAATTGCTAAAGTCAACGGGGCCGCTAAACGTACCGCCAACAAGCGGCATAGCATCAGACCCATTGAACAAGCGGTAAACAGTAACAACCACACTGTCGCTTGCTGAGAGTGCGGTAAGGTTGTCAATGGTGTTGGCTGTGTTTGTGTCGTAGTCAGTGCCAGCCGTTAGCAACGTGCCATTCAGATGCACAGTCAGGTTTGCGCCAGACGAAAATGCTAGGATTGAACCGCCATTGTCTGCACCAGAAATGCTAGTCTCACCGCCAGCAGCCGTGTAAGTGTAGACTTGGTTGTTAGCAGTATTTGCGTCAGCACCAATGTACCGCATCAGGTTATCTCCATCACACTCAATGTCGCATCAATCTTGGCAGATACGCTGCAATCAATTTTAATAACATCACCCTCTTGCAAAATATATTTATTGCCAGACATGGTTTCTAAAGATGAGCCAACCAAGATAGGAACGTCTTTAACAACGCTGACTGTCTCGTTAGTTTCAACATCAACAGTTGTAGACACAATCTGCACTGTGGCTGTAACTGAGGTTGTGTGAATGTTTGCCAGTGTCAAACCAACAACTACGGCAGTAGTTGAAGCCGGAACTGTGTAAAGTGTGTCAGGCGTACCAGCACTGGCTGGCATAGCCCCATTAGTTTTTAGTTTGAAGGTATTAGCCATTTGTTTATCCCAATACTATTGCCAATTTGGTTGCCGAATCTTCTATCAACACTGTTTGAATTGTAGAAACATTAATAAACAATGTGTAATAAGATGAGTTTACGTTTGCTGTTAATGGCAAAACGCCAGAAGATGTGTGCACAGTATTTACAATGTAAATATTATTATCAGTTGTGTCTGTAACTGTGTCGCCATTTGAGTATGCAGTACCAGCAGACCATGCACCTTTATAGTTACCAGCATTAGTCGTAACAATTGGTGAGCCGCTTGAATCAAAAGACAAGAACTTGCCAACTCGGTTTGCAGCAGACGGAAGTGTAAGAGATAATCCAGCTGATGTATCAAAATCTGTTAGCTGTATACTACGACCAATTGCATCTTTAAGGTCAGCTGCAATTGCAACAAACTTATCAAGCTCTGTGTTTAAAGACGCAACGTCAAATGGACCCGATGTTGGAAAGTCTGTTACACGCTCCAACTCAACGTCTCTTGTTAAAATAACTGTACTACCGCCAGAAATACCAGTAACCTCATTACCAGCAGTAAAGTGTATATATCCGGTTGTGCCCTGCGTATGAGCCTGTGTATTGCCTGAATCGTCAGCTGTTGTGTAATGAGTTGTTAATGTCTTTAGTGTACCGTCAACATATACGTTAAGATCTTCATCCTGAAAGAACTCAAATGGCACAACAAAGGCAGACTGTGTAACGCCTTGCGCCACAGTGTACGATATACGCGGGTTGTTATCACTTAAATTAATAGTCATGCTAATCCCCTATCATAGCAACAATGCAGTACACAACGCACAATCAATTCCTTCCTATACTACCAACTAACTCGCGCATATCATCACGAATTGGATACAAACCAATAAATGGCAATGCATACTTTAGACGCTCAGATGCATCAGATGTATTGCCATCCATAAAATCTTTTAATGCCCTGCCGTATTCAAGACCAAGCCCAGCCGGTGCGCCAAATGGCTCAACAAAAGCATCCATCATACGCTCATCACGATTGGGACTTACATACTTAGGTGGTATTGGAAAGTCCTCGCTGATCATGCCAGCGTTGCCAGCAATGTTTAGCCCTGTATATGCAAGGTCAGAGTAGATGCCCAACACACCAGAGTGATCTATAATTCGCGCCATAACTTCTGGTGTGCCACGCTTTTCAAACCAATAGTCAGGTTTCTTAAATGCTAGTGACATATAAGATAAGCCAATCAAGGAAACTACACCTTGCAATCTATAACGCCTGTTAGGGTCACGGATAGCACCAAGTATTTTGTTGTTGGCACCAAATGCAAAATTCATAAATGTAAATGGCAGCGACATCAAACCGCTTTCAATACGCACCATGTTTTCAGCACCAGTACGCAGCCGCTTTTCAATAGGAAATTGCGATGGAAATGCTTTGCGCACAGATTGAAAGAATGGATTGTCACGCAGATAAGCAACACCATCTACAATCAATGGCTTGTCAAACGTCTGTCCCATAACAATTGTATTGTTTGCATGTGAGGCAAGCGCAGCTTGATACTTACGCATAATCTCTCTTGCTTGTGGGGTTGACTGATCCCAAGCGTCTGTGTTGGCAAACTCAAAGTCAAACCTATCGTGCTTTTCAGTAGGGGCTTTGGCTATAAACTTAGCCATATCCTCATCAATGCCATAACGAGCAAGATACTCACGATCAAATAAAGATATCTTACCTTCAGACCATTGACGCGACAGTTTAATAAATTTGTTGTTTGCCAGTATTTGATCTAATGTTTTGCCACCAAATGTAATTAACGCAAGACCGTTGGCCGAATACATAAATTGGTTGCCCCGTTGAATAATACGTTCATTTAGGTTTGGCTTAACCTTTCGGGCTGTATCGTTAAGCATTTCTCTAGCATAAACATTTTTAGTAATATCCAACAACTCGCCAGCAAGCTGCCCTTCACGGACAACTTTGCCAGCAAATGCTGTATCACTTGCAGCAAAGCCAGCTGCAATAACATCCTTCATGCCATGCGCCATAACAATAGAGCCTGTGTCAGTAATAGCAGAAACACCAGCAAGCGGAAGAAATGTCCAGCCTGTCCAAGCTTTAGCAGCCTTGGCAGCTTGGTTATCCCATCGATCAGGACTGCGCTGCAACGTACCCATTACACGCTCATAATCACCATAGAAATCAGCAAGCAATCTGCTACGCTCTTTAGAATTTTTACCAGCGCGGATTAAAGCATCATCTAAATCTTCAATAACCTCATCAATATTTCTGCCACCAAACTTATTTGCAAAAGATATCTGCCGCCCCATACGATCAATGTATGTGTATAACGCTTCCATATCTGCATGAATGTAATCTACAACTTTAGCTACATCGATGTTAGTTTTGCGTTGCTTTAGATGTTTTGCTCTGCCAGCAGTATCTCTACTGCGCATAAGGTTTTCCATTTCCTCGCCATCTTCTTGCATAATGCGAGACAGTGTACGTTCAGCATCAGAAAAAGCACCATCAGGATCTTGTCCTTCTGCAAGGCGTTGCATTTTATAATCTTCTGCAAACACATTAGTAAGCGCACTACGCGGCTCATCTAATGCTAACTTGCCTTTGTCATAAAATATTGGAAACACAAAATCAGAACGAAGTGGTTTGTCAATCTGCCCTTCATAAAACTCTATTCTAGCTTTAAGTATTGCTTGCCTGTTTTCCAACGCATCACGAAATGACGATTGTTTTTTTGTAGCACCACCGCCCTTTTTAATACTGTCCTCAAGATCAGCTAGCTTCTGTGTAACTTTATCTAACTCAGCCTGATTTTTTGTTATAATCTTGCCTAAACGCTCGTTATTCTTAACAAGCCCTGTGTAATTCATATCATCAGAAAATGACTTAAACAAATCACCAAGAAGCACACCAGCTTCTTTTTGCTGGTCTGTTATGCCATCCTGACCAAGCCTACGCAGCCTAGGGTCAGTTGAATTAGACAGAATATATCTACGAATAGTGTCGTTGGCCCAATCATCAAAGCCACTCATAGGGTTGTAAATACTACCTACCCTAGCAGCCTTGGCAATACCACGAACTTGTTGAGAGTGAAGGTCGCGCATTGTTTGGTTAAGACGCTCAAATTGACCAATAAATGTTTGCGCCTCCTGTGCTACAGACTGAAATGCTCTGCCTTGTCGTGCGCCTTGAGTAGATACTGATCCATTATATGAAAGAAGAGCAAAAAACTCTTTAACCTCATCATTCAAATCGTCTCGTTGCATAGCGCGTTGCGATGGACTGCCCATCCAATTTACTTGAGTAGTGTCAAAGTCGCCGCCAGAGCCTGCTGTATAGCCTTCATCAAGATTTGTGATAGTTGGTAACGCTGGAACATCAGGAGGAGTCACAGCTTCACCTGACCGCCTTTTCTGCTCTATCTTGATAGCATTACGTTCTCTAATCATTTCATAGTTTGGAGTTTTGTTTTTAAGTGATGCGGCTATCTTTCTTTCTAATGTGTCAAGAACAACAAGAAGTTCATCATCGGATAAATTTTTAACAGATGGAGTTCCCTCTATAGTTTCAATAACAAACTCTGGATCATATGGACTTTTTTGAGATAAAGGACTTAACCCTAAAATCTCTTCCTTACCATCTGACGTTCTTACAATAATACCGCCAGATTCAGAACGCTGAACAACAGTTGCAACAGAAGCTGTGCCATCAGGCGAATACACAATCATTGCATCTGGATCAACAACCTCATCTGGATTACTCCAAACATGCTTAAACTTCTCGCCACGGTAGATCCTACCCATCTTAGCGGCAGTGCTTTGGAAAAAGGGCTTGGCATATGGTGCGGTACGCATCAAACCACCAAAGCCAGCAGACAAAGCAGTAGAAGCTACAATGTTGCTTGCAGCTTCATACGGCTCGTCAGCTACGGCAAATGGCGCACGTCTAGCTTCAGACGCAACTCCATAGGCAAGACCCGCAGCAGCACCCCTAGTCACCGCCTGACCGAAGGTCTTGCCAACTTTAATAAACTGTAGCCCCGGAATAAATGAGGCTAATGCCAGCGGATCTGTAAACCCACCAGCAAGCATAGCTGTTATTGGCGCATCACCAGCCTTGCGCCTACGCTCAATTGCTGTATATGCACGTTCTTCAAGATAAGCCAGATGCGCTGGATTCTTTGCACGAATAAGGTCATCATAATAAGGCAACAGCTCTTCTGATATGTTGGCTGCAACATCAAACTCTTCATCTAAAGGCACGTTGCCAAACAACTTAGCCTCTTCAACGCTTTCGATAAGAGGCATGTTGTTGTAAGCAACATTAGCCTTATAACCTTCCCACCAGCTTACAGGAGTTTCCTCACTAATTGCTGCCGGAATCGGTATAAAGAAATCTCTGCGTCCTATATCCATCATGGCGCATATGCCTCATCAAATATGTCTTGATTTTTAACAAACAACTCTCTTGCATTTGCCGCCTGAGACCGAAGCTGGCGAACAGTAATGCCACGCCTTTCAGACATTCTTTTAAGAACACCTTGATTGCCAATTTGCATAGGTTTACCATTGTAAGTAATAATGTTTTTGTCAGCGTCTACAAACGTATATACAGGCAATGCTGATCCCTCTCTTGGATCAGGCACAAGAAATGCGTTGCGACCAAGCTCAAGCCCTTTCCCCAAAAGCTCTAACTTAGTTTGTGCAGTAACCTTAAAATCTTCCATTGTCGCATCATCAGTGTATGCACGTTCCGGTGTAAACCTTGAACGCCCAATGCTTGGATGAAGCAGTTTGCTTTTGCGAAACACAGCATCGCCAGCAGATTTTAAGATCCTTTCAACTCGCGGTTTATCCATTGAATAAAGCAGGTCATCTGCAAAGCGTGTGTAAAAAGTAATCTCATCAGGGCTTGCATCGCTTCTGATGTTATCAGTTACAAACTCTCTAACAGCAGAAGCTACAGTGCCTTTGTCTTTGCCAAGCTTTCTAAAGATATTAGCCTTTACCTCGTCAGCTGTTGCTGTATCTTTTTCACGGAATGCATTCATAAACTCTGGCAATGCTGATGTGCCAAGAACATCTTGCACGTTTGATAATGTCTCCCACATTACAACAGACTCATCACTTAAACCGCGACTCAGCTTTTCTGAATATGTGCCACGATTGAATGTTGTCGCTTGTTGGTACATAGCAATTGCAACAGGAAGTTGATCAGCGGTCAATGTGTCTACGTTAGTTAAATAATCCTTAACAACAGTAGGCAGCTCACCAGTGCTTTCAAATAAAATATTATGGAAAGCACCAAACTTTGCCTCCCACTGAATTTTTTGTGCTGCATCTGATGGCGGTGTCATAATCAGGCTAAGATTGTTTGACAGGTCAACGGAGTTCCTAATGCCAATAGCATTGCTTACCCTGTCAGCGTCCTTTCCTGAAAGATTAAACCCATTGCCAAGGTCTGTAACCGCAGCCCCAGTAAGCAATGTTTCTTTGCGTTGGTTAAATAGTTCTGCAACAGTGCCTTGACGAGTTCTAACATCTCTTGCAATCATTGAATGAAGGCCATCAAATACATCATCATTAATATAATCTTCTTTGAAGCCAACAGACTCTAAGCTTTTTCGTATATCTGGTGGAATACCGTCAAGAGTTCTGCTTTCCAGTGCAACTGCCATATAATTTAAATAAACAGATAATTTTGCATCTGAAGCATAAGGATCATCATTGCCAAGAACAGTAGCAAGCTTATTAGAAATGTTAATTATATCGCCAGTAACAAATGCAGAACGCAATTTAGCTGTTGTCTCAGGTAAATAAGCCATGCCAAAACGATCACCGTGTTCAGCAATAACCCCATTTAACTCTTCTAAACCGCTAGATAGCATTGCTCTGGCAGTGCCAGTAGCACCAGCAGATGCAGTGGATTGTATATCAGCAATCCTTTTGTTAATATTAACTACAGCATTTTGTGCAGCAATTTTATCTTCAAACTCTACCTTCTTTGTAAACAAATCAACTTGATATTGTTTAGAAACAACTGCACCAGCAGATGAAACAATGCCAGCATATTTGCCAGCATTATTTTGTGTTGTGTCTAAGAATAATTTAAATTCTTTTTGAAACCCATCAGGGTCTCTTTCATGATTAGCAGCTATTTGTTTTGCGTTTGAATCAATGTCAATCAACAACGCATCTGTATAACGCTTTGCGGCAATAGGCTCGTAATACTTTTGAGCAACAGGTGATAATGACTTTGGAATCTCAGGGAATACAAGGTTGCCATCTGCGTCTCTTGCGCTGATAGCAGCAAGACGAGCCTCTTCTTGCCCTTTGTTCTTTTCAGCATTATAAGCATACTCGAAGGCAGCATCAAAGATACGCTTGCCAGCATCAGACATAGCTTGCCCAGCCGCAACGCCGCCCCTGCCCATAGAGACAATACCAATGGGTCCAACTGATGTAGATTGCTGTCCTTTTAATACTTCAATCTTAGCCATAAAAAATTATCCTCCTGCAATGGATGCAGCTTTGTAACCATTGCTAGCCAAGGTTGACACCTGACTGATTAAAGCTTGATCCATAGCCGCTTGACCCTCAAAGCGAGCAAATGCAGCCTGACTAGCGTAACGCCCTCTGGTAAATAAACTCTGCAACTCAGCGGCCCGCAACTCTTCAGCACTCTTTTGTTTGCCAGCTATTTGTATTGACTTTAAAGAACGATCATCTCCACGACGATTAAAGCCAGCAATAGCAGATGAGTTTCTTACAAAGCTAGTATAGGCGCGAGATCTGGCTGTCGCAGCAATCTCTGCATTTAGCTTAACCATCTCGGCATTTTCTTTAGCTTGCCTTGCTATTTCATCTTGACGAATCTTTTCTGCTCTAGCTGCTTGATCCTGTCCAGCAATATCAACCACAGTACCAACAGCCAACGCTGCAAACATCCAAAAGCTCATTGGAACGCTACCTCGACCACCATACCATTTAGCTGCATGTCAAGTGGTGCTATCTGTGAGATTGTAACAACTGGGTCTTTACTGTAACCCAGCACCCTAAATTCTTTCTTGCCTGTAAACGCTTGCCTAGGTTGGGCAGGGTTAAAGGTAACATTACGAATGATCATATTGGTTCCATTAACCGAAACACTTAATGTATCTTTTAAGTCAAGTATAACATTTGTTATCTTGCGAGGTCTGCCTGTTAGTGGACCGCCTTGCACCATAGCATCTAGTGGCATTGTTTTTAACTCAGGAACAAACTTGTAACCCGCTTCTACTGATGTTGAAAGCTTAACAGCACTAACATCAATTTCACCACCAGCTACAGTAAACTGTCCAAGATATTCTGTATCGTCAACTACATCTACTACAGCACCATCGGAAAAGTTTGATGAAACATTAAACACACCAGCAGCACCACTAAACTCTTTGCTAAAATCCATATTCAATTCAGGCGTAAATTGCTCAAGACAAAGCGAGGGTGTGCCATTGCCATCGTCTCTTGACGTTACAACAAACAGCTGCTCATCAACTGCGCACACAGAATGATATCTTCCTTCTGTAGTCCAACGCATCCAGCCAGCACGTTTTTCAGATCTAATGCTGTAGAATACACCAATCTCACCATTGTCCATTAAAAAGAATGCATACGCTCCGGGGCGATCTAAGGATCCTTTGACAGATGTTAATTGAACAGGCGAAGAAATAAGATGCGAAGATAATATAGAAACCATGTTGGTTGTGTAAGCTGCTTCTGAATCACTGAAAATGTACTCTCTTACAGCTGTGCCAGTTGCTTGCACAAACAATGTTGCACCATCTAAAGACAGTGGCCTTACATAGCTAGAACCAAATGGAGTCTGCTCAGATATTTTTGCTGTTGATGCGGTAATAGGTGCATCTTGGAATGCTGGCAAAAAGAACTCCCCTTGATTAGCAAATACCTGCAAGTCTCTGTTAGATACAAGATGCCTAACAAAGTTAGTCACACCTACAGATACTTCCAAATCCAATGCATCAAAGTCCTCACCCTTGCCAACATCAAAGTTAAAAAACTCTCCGCTAGCTGATGCCCATATACCACTAGGCTGCGCTGGTGTTCCACCAAACCACAATCTATTTTCATGGAATGTTACAGCAGCAGGGAACCCTCGGTAAGAACTAAAAGATTGCTCATACCAGTCTGTTGTTGCAGCGGTGCTGCTAATGATGGGATTGCCACCACCTGTCGCAGTAGATGAAGCTGAACCACCAGCTTGATAGTCAAACTCATTGGCGTTTAATATTCTTGTGATTGTTCTTGTGCCATTAATGTTTCCATTATTAATGCCACCTAATGCGCCAGCATCACTTATAGTAATTGAGTCACCTGCACTAAGACCATGCGACTCCATTACAACATGAACTCTGTCAGAACCTTCTGTTGTGTTCAACGAATCAAAATCTAGTTGCCTTTCAATTGTGCCTTGCACATTGACGGTAGCTGTAGTGGAGCTGGTAACTGCGGTAATGTCTACCTGCGTGTCGTGGATTAAAAGACTTGAGCCAACCATACCCGCGTTAAAATAAGCAGAGCTAGTTGTTACTGTAACTCCTGTTCCTGATGTAGCTGATGGCGCAATTGTAACTGCGCTGCCTTGGAAATTGTAATAAGGTTGTAGCTTTCTATTGCCATCAGCAGAAATATCGAACTCATACACCCGCACTTCAAAACTTGTTAAACCTGTTCTGACAAGCTCTAAAGGTGCAAAGTTTGTATGCGCAATAAACATAAAGTCGCCGCTTTGCGCATATGTAAACTGCGTTAGGTTTGTGTATGTAAACGGAAGATCATCGCCATCAACGTCAGTGGTCAATGTGGCAACAAGCGAGTTAAACGTGCCATCAGTATTAACTCTAAATATCTGTATGCTGCCAGCCGTAGTTCCAGCAATAAACGCCACTACATACTTTTCATCGCTTGAAAAAACAAAAGGCTCAAGACGTATTTGCTGCGTATAGCTTGATGAATAAGCAATCGGATTGCTAGCACCGTCTAAGAATTTATGATGCAACTCCGATCCGGGGCGATTAATAATACCTCCTTCAGCGCGAATAAAAACATTCTTTACAGATTGCCCAGCTTGATTGTAAACAGCCGCATCAATGCGGCTAGTCAATGATGGGTTAATCTCACCAAAAACAAAGTTGTTTAGCGGTATCCGTATTCTCGCCATTAACTTCGCCTTTCAGTAATAAACCTCGATGTAACAAGTTTGCGTGTTGTTTGTTGCTGGCTGTCCAGAGTTTTTGCCTGTTGCAAAAGTTCCGCTGCCTTTCTCTCTAGCAAAGCTGATAGCTGCTCATCTCTTGCAATCGACAAAGCAAATGATGCACCTAATGAAAACTCGGCAGCTAGTGTAAAGTATGATGGAAAGTTAGGTTCCAACGCTCTAAAAGTGTAGTCAGCGATTAACGCATCATTTTGTGATGAGTTACTAAATACTTTGTCAGCATAAATATTGTACTCAATAATGGCATCATTGACTGTAACAGCGTGTAGCATCAACAAGTCAGATGGCAATTGATGCGCTGTGTCATATCTGCCGGTTGGGGCATTCGTTAATAAGTTTAGCTGCGCTTGTTTTGTTGAAAACCGCCAACGACTAGAACACATCAATGTCCTAATGACATCTTCATATATAGCATTGGCTACAGTCGCTTCTGTACTTGTAGCTGTAAACGAAGTAATCGGCTCTGCTCCGATAAGGATCAGGCCGCGTGACGCAATATCAATGTCAGAGTTAGCTACTGTTGGCATCAGATAATGGGGGGCCGAAGCCCCCCACCCCTATTAGTCAGTGTCTGTTTCAGCAATGGCTGTGCCATCTGAAACGTCAACCACGCCGCTAGCATTCGAAAGAACATTAACGAAGCTGGTTGTTGGTGTTGCGGTATCTACAACAATAATAACATCACGAACTGCAAGCATGTTCGATGCGTCATTAAAATAACCGGCAGTGTTTACGTCAGCAATTGCATCTGCTGAAGTGTAAAACCACAGGTCGCCGTTAGAGGCACCACCAATGCGAGTAAGGTTTGCTGCATTATAAGCCATTTCTTCTTACTCCTTAGTTGTTATCAAGGACTTCATAGACGCCGTTGTCGTCAATAACAACAGCACCCATTGACATCATTGAGGTTGCAAGGTGGGCAGCCTTCTCAGGCACATAGTTGATCTCTGTCTGAACATCAGAGTTGATGCCAAGACCAACAGCAGTTGAGTGGTAAGCCATATTCTTACCAGCTGTAATTGCTGATGTTGAAAAGATCTTGAAGCCCAAGAACTCTTTCATTGTCATGCCGCCAGCGAATGGCAGGTTCTGATCGCCAACATAATCTGATGAGGCAAACTCATCAATCAGGAACAGGTCTGCATATCCCTTTGGATGCATGGCAAGATAACGCTGACCATCTTCTGGAATATCGGCAGAACCGAATGTTTCAAAAAGAGTGAGCAGGTTAGCTTTAGTAACAGCAGCACCAGTTGTGCTGATCTGAGTTGCGTTTGCACCAGCGTCCATAGCTGTATACAGGATTTCGTCAGTCTTGCGACCTAGAGCAGCGGCAGCAGATTGTGCTACAGCTTGACGCTCATCGATGTTTGTTTTCAACTCATCGAGTTTGTCAATGTACTCTGGTGCATAGTAGTCAGCCATAGTAGCTTCTACGTTTGTATGCGCCAATTCCATTGGAGTTACGTTGCCGTTACGAGACTTTGTGTTGGCAGAACCAGAACCAATCTTCTGGAACCGAACAACAGAACCACGAACATTACCAGCGGT